TTAATTTCACCAGCAGATTCTTCATCTAGGACTGGTTTCCATTTTTCAATCAGGTTGTCATAACTTTGAATTTCCATTGTTATTTCCTTAAGTTAATGCTCTTTAATCTTATGATTTAGGAGCGGTTTTTTGTAATGCAGTGACATACTTATCCATGTTAGGAGAAGTTTCCATGACTTCGTCATGTCCATCTTCTTCAATCATAGATGTTTCTTCACTACTACCAGTTTCTTGAGAAAAGTGAGCTTCTTTAATAGTTTTGACTTTTTCTGCATACTTTTCAGCATCTTCGAAGTCTAAATCATTTACTAAAGATTTTAACTTTTCTACTTGAGTGTCCGCTAAGTCAGAAGAAGATTCGTTGATTATGCGTTCCTTCGTCATTTCTTCTAGTTCACCCGATTGGTCGATTACTTTCTGAGTAGTTTCGTTAAGTTTAGTTTCTAACTCTTCTACTTGTTCAGCAAGTTCATCAACTAGGTCGACTTTGGATTCTGGGACTTCAATGTAAGACTCAGTAAATAAGTCTTTCAATTTATCCATGAAACCTTCAGCGATTTCAGTCCTAAGACCGTTATCAACTGCGACTTCATTTTCCTTCATCCAGTTTTCAACTACATAATTTAGGTAGCTGTCTACTTTCTCAACCAATTCAGATTTAGTTGAAGATACTTCTTCTTCTAATTCTTCTTTGTATTGAGATTCTAATCTATCAATTTCTTCTGATAGTTTAGATTTAACTGCCGCTTCAAAGATAACTGCAGTTTTTTCTTTAAACTCTTCGGAAAGAGTTGCTTCATTATCAACAAGATTGTCAAGTTCTGTTTTTGCAGTATCAACCGCATCTACGTTCTCTACTGACTCTTCTGCTTCATATGACTCTTTTTTCATATCTTTATCATCACCATTCATAAACTGATTGTACATACTTTGCATATCAGCTTTTGATTTTTTGTTCATCATATCAAACATCGCACTAATCATACCAGCTTTAGTTTTTGGTGCAATTGTTGCCTTGTTTTTTGCAGAATTGTCGGGAGAGTCAGAAGCTGCTTTGTCAACACTTGCAATAGACTCTGGTTCTGACACTGGAGTTTCGTCCTTAGCTGAACCTTTTGCCTTTACAGATGTCTTTGCATCTTGCTCTTCGAGAGTTTCTTCCACGATGTCGTTAATTACTTCATCAGTAGAGGACTCGTCATTTCTAGTTTCGTCTGACATATCGTCTCCTATTATATTCTAGATTTAATTAACGAGAGGAAATTTTTAAACTCTCTTACAGAAGTCTCGTAAGCGACTTTCTTTGGAGCAGTTTTAATTTCTGTCTCTATTTCTTCAACTTCTTGTGCAGTCAAAACACCGTTATTCCAAACCCAATCTACTCCTTCCATTATACCATTAACAAATGCTTGCGGAGCGGAAGGGTCTTGTACGATATCAACCGTACTAAGAATAAAGTCGTTTCCGACTTCCATAGCGTCATTTTTTCTGACAAGACTACCCATACCACGAGTTGACACTCCTAGTTGAACACCGCCTTCAAGTAGACCTTTTACAATCTTACCATTAGGTGTATCTAATATTCGTGCCTTTCCTACTATATCATCACCCTTGAATTCAAGTTTGGTGATTAAGTGTGAAACCTTATCTAAGTTCACAGTCGGCCCTTCTGGGTGGTTTAACTCTCCGACTGCCCTCTTAGTTTTAATCTGTTCTTGGTCATATTTACCTACTGCCTTTTCCATTATTTCTTTTGGATAAACACGACCATTTCTGTTCTTTTTATTCGTTTGTGCAAAGATACCTTGAATAGTGTAATCTTTATCACCATTCTCGTTTTTTTCAACTAAACATTCTATATTACTTTCGTTGTACTCTGTTATTAATTTCATGTTAGTTCTTTTATTGTTTCCTTTGCAGATTTCTCCGCATCTTTTTGGTTTTTAAATGCATCGAGTTTGTCGCCATCTATATATGCGACAAAAGGCAATCTACCCTTATCTTTGTAGATTACCACATCAATACGGTTAATCTTCTTTTTGAAGACTACCTTACCTTTGGAAGTTGCCTCCCTTAATGAAGAAAAACTTTTCATATCCTTTTAATATAACTATTATTTATACAAAAAAGGATTTTGATACTAGTTTTCTTCTATTTCGTCTATAGTATCAGTCGTTTCAGTCGAGTTTTCCTCGCCAGCGTACTCTATTTCGGTCTCAGACCCCATTGAAGGGTCTTCAATATCTATACCGTTATATACTGCACCAGCAATCTCTACCTTCTTAGCATCTAATGCATCACTCAACTTATCTTGAATGATTGACTGAAAAGAACCTTCTGCACCAACTAAATCATCACCAGTAATCTGGTCGATTAAGTCCTCAGTAGGACTAGACATAACATCGGCTGCATCGTCTACAGCAGAAGGCATATCATCTTGGTCGTAATATTCGACTTCCTGAGTTTCAGGTAGTTCACCATCAACTTCTTGTTCTAATTCAAAGTTTTCTACTTCTTCCATTACTATTACCTATTTTTTAGTTGTTTTTTTGACAGCTGGTTTTTTCTTTGCAGTTGCCTTTTTAACAGCAGTTTTAGCTTTAGTTGCAGTCTTTTTAACTGCAGTCTTAGTTTTCTTTGCAACAATTTTGACATCTTCTTTATCAACATCACCGTCACCGTCTTGGTCAGCAACACTTATAAACCATGATTTAATTTTTGCATACAAGTTTTTTATATAATCCATTCTATTCTCCTAGATTAAAAGTTATCATCACCCCCGTCTCCAGCGTCTGTATCTGCATCTTCTCCAGACGCATTTTCACCTTCAACTTGGTCTTTCATGTTTTCAATATCCTCTTCGGACATTTGCATAACATTTTTCATTACCCACTCTCGTGAGAAATACTCACCCACATATTGTGAAATCTGGTCTAAAGTATTCAGTCTATTCTGTAATACTTCTGCATCTTTCAGTTCTGCAAAGTGATTATCTCTTAGGAAGTCAACAGTAATGTCGTTCTTCCAAGTATTAAAATCTTGTTCGGTAATAATACCTTTCAAGATTAATTGTTTTCTTAATATTTCAATGAACATCTTAGAAAATCTTCTTCGTATCTTATCAATGAACTTCTGGAACTTAACTTCATCACGATTAATCTCAGTACTTCTACCAAGACTAAATTGTGCTTCTTGTTCCAACCTACTTAAAGGTACATTCAATGAACGATATAATCTTTTTTGAAAATAGACAATATCATCTATTTGTCCTAAATTCTCTCCGCCTGGAAGTGTGGTAATTTCTGTACCCCTACCACCTTCTCTTCTCGGTAACCAAAAATCTTCTAACATACTCATATGTTTTCTGTCATCTTTTAATTCACCAGTACTTGCATCATAGACTAACTTGTTTCGATAACGAGTCATAATGTCTTTCATATATGATTCTGATTTACCACGAGGCATATTACCAACATCAATATAGAATATTCTTCTTTCTGGAGCTCTTGCAAGACGGTAGATTACTAATGAATCTTCCATCATTCTCAATTGGTTTATCGGTTTAAGTGCTTTGTGTAAGTATGATAATACTTGTTTCTTTGAAGGGTCTAATAATCCAGATGTGACATATGACACTGAGTCTGGAGATAATTTGATTCCCTGATTACTTCCTTGTTTTTCTTGGAAGATATAAAATTCTTCTACTCTATCTACAACCTTTGCACCACTTACTTCATCTTTTTTGTATTTAATATTCTTAACTTTTCTTACTTTAGTTGCATCAATGTTCCGAATGTCTTGTATACCAAGTTTAGGTGATGATTCATTTACTACTAAATGATGATATAATCTACCGTCAATATAAAAAGACCTAAAGATATCAGAACCCATTTCATTTATTTTCATCATTGAAACAATCTTTTCAAACTCCTCAATCATTGATTTTTTGATATTATCTGGTGCATCAACATTATCAAGGTTTAATTCTACTGGTGATTCATTTTCAGAATGCACTATTGATTCATTAACGATATCCTCAATAGCTGCATCTACTTCTGGATGTACTGCAACTCCACGATATTTAAGTATTAATTGACGATTATCTTTTGCTTGAGTTCCTTCCATATCAAGGAACTGACCATAGTGAGACCCACTTGCGGTGACATAACCCGCACCGTCAGGGTCGGTAGGTGCAACTATAGATTGAAGTTTCTTTTTCTTGTCTTCTTTTGCTTTATCTTCTGCTCTTTTTAGTTCAAACCCAAAAAGTTTAAAGATACTATTGTCTTGTTCTGCCATATATGTTTCCTTTCATACTATAATTCAATTCACCCATTTTAAAGGGAGTAATTTTATTTATACTCCCTTTAAATATATATGTTTTAAGACTACGATGTAGTATTACTTTCCCAATACTGAATTTGGAATTCAACCGTAAACTCTTCTATAGTGTCTACAGTTTCATATGCAAGGTCAATTGCAGATACATTAACTGGGAACGCACCTCTAAAGTTATAAGTCTTTATTACAGACTCGTCTCTATCTAGTTGTTCTACAATTAAATCTGCTTGGTAGTCAACTGGATTTACTAACCCAGTGTTTGCAGAATGAGCATTAATCCCATTCATCCACCTTTCCATTGAATTTCTTACAGTAAAGTCAGTATCATTTATGATTGTGACTGTCCAAGGTTCAAAAGTTCTATCACCCGCAACCTTAAGTTGTCTACCACGGAATGGTACATCAATTACATTCATAACTGATGTGGGTAATTGAGCAGCTTTACACATGAAGGATGTAAGTTCTACATCACCACCAGCATATGCTGGAAAGTTGACTGTTGCCTTAAAGAGATTAGGTCTAGCACCACCACCTCTTATTTTGGATTTAAAGTCATCAACTCCTAATATTGCCATTATTTATCTCCTTAAACTGTTCCCACCACTTCTTCAAAGTCTACCCCAGTTCTAACTGCGACAAAGTTAAGTGTCACGAAGTTAATACTTCTGGCAGGTTTGATGAAGATAGATGCGATAAATTCGTTTCTATCGATAACAGCTGCGGTGTTATTTGTTGCGTCACAAACAACTCTAAAGTCTGTTATCCCCCTTCGACCTTTGATTTCTCTTAAGAAAGGTTCGACAATGTTTACAAATTCTGCACGAGTAAACTCATCATTGAATTCGAACATTACATTTCGACCCGCAAGAGCAATTGCCCTTTCGATTCCTAAGAACAATCTTCTAACATTTATTCTATCAAATGCAGAAGGTCTTGATTCATTAGTTTTATCACCAAACAACATTATTCCTTCGCCTGGAATATTTGCGATTGGGTTTATACCAACTTTATATAACTCATCCCTTTCTGTTTTAGTTGGAGTTAAGACGATATCAGTTATACCTAGATATCTACCCCTTCTTGCACCAGCAGGTGAGAACCAATTAGCTGCAACTAAATCAGTTGCGGCCATCAGACCCGCAGTACTTGATGCGGCTGGTATTTTTATAAATTGGTCGTTATATTTGTCATATACTTTCAGATAGTTATTATCTTGAACTAGATATGACCCTTTTGTATAAGTGTTTCCACATGTGATAACAGCTGCATTTGTACCAGTGACAACGACTGCGTTTCTACTGGGTGATGCGACTGCAACACAATCTTTTCTTAGACTAGATGCAGTAGCGACTAAATCGTTCACTACTGTAGTTGCGGTTGAGTTTGTAATTGACTCAGGTGCAATTAGGAAGTCTATTTCGATATTATCTTTATCTTCAAACTTGTCGAAACCTCTTAAGACATCGTCTGTTCCTAATGAAGAAGAACTAACACCACCAGTCAATGACCAAGTACTTGTTCCAGTTCCAAAAGTTACATCAGATTTAAAGTCTTGTGAACCATTAGCTGCGGCAGTATCCCATAAAGAACCACTAAAGTCATTCGCACCATCTGAGTCCGAATTTCTATGGAATGCACCAGCGTAGATGTATTCACTTCTTTCTCTTATTACATCTTTGTAATAATTAGAAGTTCCGTCTGTTGCTTTTGCATTTGAGGCAACTGATAAGAACGGGTAAGTTTCTAGAACTGTACCAGCAGTTCCACTGATTTCTCCGTCTTCATCAATTACTGCGACATGAATTTCATCATTCTTACCACCAAGTCCAGTTACAAAAGAACTAGAGCCTGGAGCTGCGTCAAATGATGACTTATATGTCCATGCGTTAAAATTAATTGCTCCACTACCATCTGAATCTGAACTTCCGCAGATTGATACTGATAGAGAGTTTCCTAAAGAGCCTGGGAATCTCCCGATAAATGCTCCGTCTGATGAATCGATTGTTGCGTTTTCAAATGCAGTTTTATTATTGATTGCCTGTGCAGTTGCACTTCCAAAGGAGTTTACTGCGAAGGAGTTTTTTGCATCTGAATCGGTTTCACGCACAACTTGTAAAGTATTTGAGTACCTTAAAAAGTAAGCTGCAGAGTGAAAATCAACCGTATTCGTTGTAGTTGGTGCAGTAAAGATTTCTACTAATCCTGCTTCATCTGAAACAAGAGTAGCTTGTCCTACTGGGCCCCAACCAAAGTTTCCCACAAATGCACCCGTAGTAGTTTGGACGTTAGGGACTACTCCCGATAAGTCTATTTCTTTTACGGTAACAGCTGGAGAAGCTGAAGGTGTAAATAATGCCATGATTTCTTCCTATTCGTTAGTCTAATTATAAGTTATACATAATACGGTTATTTTCAATACTTTTATTTATAATAAACCCGTTTTTCACCATACCGTGAAATCTTCATCGTCTTCTTTTTCTTGTATCCAGTTCTGTTCTTGTTGTTCTATTTGGTTCATATAGTCACTTCCATCATCAATAAAACCTACTGGTGGAATATCATTTTCTATTTCTTTCATTCTATCTGCAAACATAATTTCTTTTAGATTGATATCCGTCATATCTCTAAAATATGTACCTGAAACAAAGTATCCAAACATAACTAAATTCATCATTAAATCATCATGATTACCATCTGCAGCTTCATAGGACTGTCCTCTTGCAACAAAAGTAGATATTTCTAGTATAGTTTGTTCGTCATAGACTTGTAATTTACGATGTTCTAAGATATCTTTGATTGCAGAACAACCTATGCGTTTAGTTTTTCGAGTCATTTCAATACCGATTCTATCAGCTTTAACTGCAGATTCCATATGAATGTTATCGTATTCTAGTTCCTGATAAAGTCCATTACAGACCACTGAACCTTGGTCATTTGATTCTATAACAACATAACCCTCATTATAGAACTTTGCGTACTTATATATAATATTAGGAAAGAGAACAGGAGAAATAGTATTGTTGCGATAGACAGC